TTGACGAACCCAAACCACGTACCGTCCGGGCCGGACGCCTCGGCCGGACTCGCCCGGGTGACGGAGATCTGGCCGAGGGCATACTGCGGCCAGAAGCGCTGGTCGGCGAAGTCCAGATCGACCGCGGCCACGACGCCCGTGCTCGCCGCCTGCATCACCCAGCCCGGCGCGCCGGAGAACAGCGGCGGCAGCGGCGCCTGCGCCTGCGCGGCGGCGCCCCAGAGCAGTGCGGCGAGAAACCAGAGAATGCGCATGATCAGTACTGCAACGCCGCGACGCTGAACATGATCGTGCTGCCCACGTCGGTCGTGTCGTTGGCAACCGCGACGACGCACGCATAGACGTTCGCATTCCCGCTGGTCACGAACGGCCACCAGACTCCTTGGTTCGTCCCGTAGGCCGTGGCGTCGCCGGTCGTGTTCGCGGGCGCCGCCATAGTGATGGAGAACGGCTGCGTGATCAGCAGCGCGCGCGCCGCCGCCGTGTCCACGAAGGCCGAGCCGTCGGTGCAGGCGTAGGCCCCGCCGGCCGGCGTCGATTTGTAGAGCCGCACGAGAAGCTGGTTCGTCCCCGCCGTCGTGCTGTTGATGGTGAACTGGTTGATCCAGCCGGCAAGGCCGGTCCCACGCGCCGCCGCGATGGCTTGCAGACCCGCCACGCTGCTGCCCGCGTTGTGAGTGCCGGTGACAGCGACCAGCCCCGTCGAGATCACGCCGGGAGTGATGCCGCTGGTCGCCACCGGCACGCCGCCCGTAGCGCCCTGGATCGCCCCCGCGTTGGGGGCGCTGGTGCCGGCGGCCGTTGAGTTCTGGTTGGCCGCGGTGGCGGCGTTCGCCAGCGTCTCCGCGATCAGCCGAGAAAGCTGGTTCGCCGTGCACGCCGCGGTGTTGTAGGCCGCGCACGCGACATCGGTGGTGTTGCCGAGTTCGACGATCGACCCGTTGACGAAGGCGCCGGACGCGGCGGTGACAGCCCCGCTGCCGCCGCCGCCAGTGCCCGTGGTGTATAACGGGTTTCCGGACGTTCCGACCGGCGCGTTCGTCGTGTCCTTCAGCGTGACGGCGCTCTGGCCCCAGGCCAAAGCCGGCGCCAGGACGATCGCCAGCGCGAGCAGGCGGGCGAGAATGCGCATTTTCGATCCTTTCACCCCGAGGGGCCCCATTGGACGAACTGGTACACCGGCTCGGTCACATTCTGGCCCTGGCTGTCCTGCCAGGTCACCATGATCGTATAGACGTTTCCCGCGGTGCCGCCCGACAACGTCAGCGCGATCCGCGGGCCGGGCGAGAGAAACGGCGTTCCGAAGGGGGCCGTGAACACGTTCAGCGGCCCGAGGCTCCAGGCTGCCGGCCCTTCCAGCCCCAGCGGGTCCGCATCGCCCGCGATCGATAGCACCTCGGCCGACGGCGTTCCGGTCGGCAGGTCGCCCGGCGCAAACCGCTGCGAGAGGTCCACGAAGCGCAGCCGCTTGTCCATCGACGAGACGGGGCCGAAATACAGGGGCGGCCGCTGGGGCGCTGGCATGGTGCCTCTCAGGTCGCCGGCATGATGACACAGTTCACGTCGGGCCGCAGCAGCACCACCAGCCCGGGCGAGCCGCTCAGCGGCAGCGCCGCGAGGATGGCCGCGATTGGCCGGAGCCTGCGCGCGACGGGCAGCGCCTCGGCTTCGTCGTCCGGCTGCGCGCGCCTCATCCGATCACCGATTGCAGCGTGACTTTCTGCGCCGACCATAGCCGGTCCGCGAATTCCTCAAAATCGAGAATGTCGTCCTTAAACCGCACCGCGTAGTAGAATTCCATGTCGACGGTCACCGAGGCGAGGGGGGCCGGCGCCACCGTGAAGGTCAGCACCTGATCGTGCGCCACCGACGTGTTCACCGAATAGGCGGCAGGCGCCTGCAGGACGCCCTCCACGTAGAGTTTGAACGGGGCTGCGGGATTCAGGAAGCCGATCGGCTCCAGGATGTCGAACGGCGACAGCCCCGCCGTGTAGGCTAGAACGAAGTAGCATGCGGCCCCGTCGCCGATGCCAATCTGCTGCCCCACGACCTTGTGGAACACCCGGTCGCGGTAGGCAAATGTGGCGAGGCCGCCGATCTGCGCCAGGAAGAAGCCGACCAGCGCCTTGTAATCGCTCGCCGTCAGCCCCGCGCCCTGAAAATCAGGCAGATAGTCCCAAGAAATGTCCCACTCCCAGGTCGGCCATGCCGAGAAGGCGACGCGGGTGCTGCGCCCGCTGCACTGCGCGACCGCTTGCCCCGTCCGCCAGATCGCGCGGCGCACGATCGGCCACGTCTCGCCCGGCAGGTCCGGGAACACCACGAGGGCGGCGCCCGGGACCGGGGCTGCCGGCGCCATGCGGCCCCGCGGCCGCTCGGCTTCCCTTTCCGGCATCTCACTTGCGAACGAACGGGCGCGATCCCGGAACGGCGGCAAAAAAACGGTTGCGCAGATCACTTCGAGGTAGCAGCGAGTGACGGCGCAGGGAGCAGCCGTGTTCGCCGCCGTAGCTTCCAGAAAAGCTCGGGTGACTGCCAGCGGACTTGATGAGTTTGCGGCGGCCGCCTCGACGAACGCCCTGGTCACCACGAGCGGAGCGCTGGGATTCGTAGTGGGCGGATATGCCGTGTTTTTGACGTCGCCAAGGTATGTGTTGTATAGAAGGCCGGTATCGTCGCACAGATATTCGTCGGTAGTTTGAATAACGATAGTATCCGCAGCGTCATCTACCCATGCGACGCCGCTGACGAGAGCAGACGGGGTCGGATCATATTCGGTTTGGACAGATGAAAGGTTTATCGGAACGGAGAAAGCGGCTCCGCCGACGACAATAACCGCTGGCTCCGCATATATTCTAACCGTAAGCGATCCTGTGGCACCAATTACAGCGCCAATTTCCATATAGAACCAGGCATTGTACGGAAAAGCACCATTCGCGGTCGAGTAAATTAAGGTGCCATCACCTAATCCCGTAAAGCCCCCAGAATAGACCTCTATCGCCTCCGTCAGTGGAACGAATACAAGATAAAACTGAACATATCCGTTGGGCGATATAAAATATATGCGTGGGTGTGGTCCTGAATTAAAGTCGTGAGTAGGGTCTTGCGATATTCTTATGCGCTGTCCCCAGAAAAACGCGCTTGAAGTTACACTGTTCCAAGGCTGCTCAACATATGTGTATCCATTATTTGGCCAGATTTGCAAGCAATTTTCTGCAAATGGCGCGAAGCCTGTTCGTATAGAAGACTGGCCCGTGTCGGCATAGGTGAGATATCCATTCGTCACATAATACGCCAGAGACGTGCTGGCGGCCCATGACTGAGTGAGAAGAAGTGCCATGGGTGGTCAGTAAGTGACTTTCACGCCGGCCTTCAGGTCACCCGTCCCCATGTTGACTGCGAGCCAGGGAGAACTGGTTGCGGGGTCGTCAGATGAAACCGTGCGATTGACCAGAGGAATGGTAGACATTGCTATGCTGGCGTTGACCTGCACGGATCCCCCGGATTTAAGAACGGACGCCATCGAGCGGCCTCCGGCATCGGTCTTGAACATCGCTGCCACAGTCGAGACCCCATAGACGGTCCCGAGGTTTGTCGGCAGTGCCGCCACCACATAGGTGTCCTGATAGGTTGTGATTGCAGTCGTATTGTAGTCCGAAGCCGGGACAGGGGGAACCAAAGCGGCGTTTTCCCAGTTGGCACCGAGACCGACGTTGGTGAACTGCACGGAATCATTGCTCACAGGCTCAAGAGCAATGACTCGAACATCACCTAGGAAGGTATTGCATGGCGAACCACCACCACCATCACAAAGATACTCGTGAGAAATATCCATCGCACCATTTCCTGTGCAATGCCAAAAAAGCACTGACGCCTGATCGCTCCCCGCATAGACAGGGGTGAGTGTAGGTGCATCCCCTTGATTGTCTATGGCAGACAGTGCCATCACCACAACACTTGCGATTCCTGGCCCTGCGCCGATTTTGACTTCAATGATACCGCTGGTCTTGTCGATGGTGGCCCCAACCTCCAAGAAAAAGAAACTGTTCAGAGGGAAGGCGTTAATGTTGCTACTACCAAGAAACGCAATGTCATATGGTGGATGGTCTCCCCTATAAGCGCTGATAACGCCCGTCAACCCGTTAAATCCTAGGGTGAACTGTAGTTTCCCATTTGGCGAGCAAAATGTGAAGATCCATAATTCAGCGGGTGTTCCGCCCGGCCTGTTTGATTGGAAAAGTTGTATACGATTGCCCCAATAGAATGTTGTCAGGGCTGCCGGCCAATTTTGTATGATCGAGTCGTCTCCATTAGTTGGCCATAATTGAAGGTAATTGTCTCCGAGCGGGCCGCCAGTCTCGACGGTCGTGGTTGGTGCCGAAGCCACCAATAGTTCTCCGGCGCTGACCAGGTCTGCGACAGCGGTGGAGTAGGCCCAGCTTTGGGTGAGGAGGAGGGCCACGGCTACGGCAGCTCTTCGAACACGACGTTGCCGTTCGCCACCAGGGACGACGGCGCGCCGTCGAGCGAGACCACGAAGGCGCCCGAGAGGCCGATCAGCGGCGGCCGGGCGCTCACCGGCGGCTGCCAGTAGAAGCCGTTGATCGAATTCCAGACATCGTCCCACAGGTTGACGGCCGTCCCGCCACTGGTCGCCTGCGTCGTGTCGTTGATGCGCGCCGTGGCCGTCGCCGCCGCATCGCCGGACACCCAGGGCTTGACCGTGCCCGCGCCGCCGCCCGAGCCCGCCGTCACGGTCGCCGGGAGGTAGACCAGCCGCAGCCGGAAATTCGCGACCGTGACGCCGGTGATCTGCCCGAGCGTGACGCTCTGGATGGCGACGATCTTGCTGGCGCCGGCATAGACGGCGATCAGGTCCTGCGCTGCCGCGAGAGCGATCCCCGAAAACCCGACGCTGTAGAGGCGACCGCTGGCGGCCATGGCTTTGTCTCCTGGTTCGAGCCTAGAAGGTTAGCACGGTTCCCGTCCCGGTCACCGCTTCCCAGCCAAAGACGTTCATGACGATTTCCCCATCGCTGGCGTCCTGATTCTCCATGAGAAACCCCACTTTCGTCGCGGTGAGAAACGCTGCCACCGCCTGCTGCAGCAGCGTCGCATAATTGATGCCGTCGCACGAGACCTGGAAATTATAGTCGGTGCCGTCATTGTAGACCCGCAGAAATGTCGCCGGCCCGAGCACCGCCCACCCCCCCTGGTAAATAGAAGAAGAAAAGGTGCCGGTGTTGCCCCAGTTCTGCACGAAAAGGCCGACATAGTTACCCTGCGCGATGAATGTGAAAATCGTGAACTTCGTGCCGTCGCTGACCGCTATCCCGCAATAATGGTAATTTTGCGCCGACATGCTGAAGGTGAACTCGGCTGTCGCCGTCCAGGGCGCTGAGCCTGGGACGTTCTCGCCGAAAAAGCGCAGATTGTTCGACCCGCTGGCCGGCGCGGTCAGGGTCAGCGGGCCGCTGGCCTGGTTCGTCGCGGCGGCACCCCCTTGATTGATCCACGCGAACGAGGCGCCAACCGGAACACTCAGGCCGCCGGCGACGAACTGCTGGCCGCCGCCGCCCCCGCCATTCACCTGCACCCAGGCGGCCCCCGTCCAGACAAAGGTGTTGGTGGTGTCCGTCTCGTAATAGAGCGCGCTGCCGCCGGTCGGCACGGATGGCGTGGCTGGGCGCGCCGCATGGGTGCCGGCGCCGACGTAATTCTGGATCTGTGTGCCGGGCATGGTCGCCTCTCAGAACAGGGGAACGCCGACGGGCTGGCCGCTTGCATCGGTGACTGGCTGCCCCGCGCCGTTGGTCAGCGGCGCCACCATGGTCGCGGTCGGGCGCCGAGTATAGGCGATGCGGGGGTTCGGCTCCGGTTCCCCTTCGGGCGCCGGGCGCGGCATGGACGGCGGCCGGGAGGGGAGGGGGATTTCCGTCGATGGCACCGTCCCGGGGCCGGGCGGGATGACGACCGCCTCGACGACGGCGCTGTAGAGCCACGCCGAGATCGCCTGCCCGCTCTGGCTGATCGAGCGCACCCGGAACTGGTAGAACGCCCCGCTCAGCGCCGGCGCGAGGGCGTAGGACGATGTCGTCCCCGGCACCAGCGTGTCGCCGGCCCAGCTTGCGCCCCCGTTGCTCGTCCACTGGATTTCGTTCGACCCAAGCGCCGGCCCCGCGCTCGGATGCCAGTTCGCATACATCGAGACGATGGTCGCCCCGTCGGGCTGCAGAACGCTCGAGGTGAACAGGCTCGGCGAGGTCGGCGGCGCGATGGTGTAGCCGACGCCCTGCGGCGCGTATTCGTAGGCCACGACATCCGAAAGGTCCTGTTCCATCGCGCCGAACGAGTTGAAGCTCGTCAGCTTGAGGTAGAGCAGGATGCCCACATAGGCGGCGGGCAGGTCGTATTGCAGCACCGTCGCCGGGTTGATCCTGGTGGCCTGCGCGCCGATGCTGTGCGCCGCCCAGCCCGTGCCGTAGCAGCCGCGCCGGAGATAGGTCAGGCCGGCGGTGAAGGTGCCCGTGGTGTCGACCGAGCCGTAGCAGACGACTTCTTCGTCGATCAGCAGCGCCGTCTGGAACGCATCCGCGGCGGCGTCCGTGGCCGAGGCCGAGATCGGGATCTGGCATTCCGCCGTGTCGATCGCCAGCGTGTCGATCAGGTCCGGGTCGAGCTCAAGGGGAAGGACCGCGGTCAGCGTGCCCTGCTGCGAGACGGCGTTGATGCGCCCGATCCAGGAATAGTTCGTGCCATCGGACGACAGGAAGGCGTCCGCGCCGCCCCAGTCCGCGCCCCCGCTCGCCCCGATCCAGATTTGCGGCGTGCCGACAGTGACCGCCAGCGACGGCTCATAGATCATGGGCACGTTGACATCGCCGGGGTCGACCAGCCGGTCGGGGCCGGCCTGCCCCGCCGCCGCCTGCTGCGGCCGCGGGAACAGCGGCGGCCCGACGCCGGCCGTGAATTCCTCCGCGGTCACCGACAGCAGCATGTTGTCGGCCTCGTCGACCGTCTTGATGCGCACCGGGAACGCGACCAGCCCCAGGTTCGGCTCGGTCAGGGTGACGAGGTCGCCGGTCTCCAGCAGGATGAAGTTGTACGGCAGCTTGAAGGAATAGGTGTTGCGCAGGTAGACGCAGCGCTGGCCGATCAGCGTGGCCATCACTGCGGCAACGCCCACGTCCGTGATCTCGGGCGCCGAGATCGTGTTGCTTTGCAGCAGCCCGAACTGGTCGATTGTCGCCTGATCTTCCCAGTAGACCGGCGTGTCCTCGTACTGGTTGGTCCGGTCCCTCACGTCGAGTTCGACGCGGTTGTAGCCGTCCGCCGGGTCGAGGCGCGTCACGGTGACCGGCGCCTCGCTCTTTTCGTCGAAGATGAAGTCGTCCGGGCCGAGGTCGTAGACCGGCGTCGTGTTCGGCGTGAAGGTGGTCCCGTAGCCGGTCACCGCGGCGGTCGCCAGCGGCACGAACTTGAGCTGCGCGCCGCTCCAGAAGACCCACGTGTTGGCGAGCGCCGTCCAGCGCTGGAGCGTGGTGATGCCCTGCTCCTGGGTGGTCAGCGCCGGGCAGGCGACCAAATTCTGTGCCTGGCAATAGATCCGGAACTGCTCCAACGAAATCGGGTCGATGGCGCCTGCTGGAAACCCGACGACGCCGTATTGTGGATTGGTCAGATAGTCGACCATGATGTCTGCGAAGTACGGAAAACCAGGCTGGCCGAAGTTGAACCCTACGACCTCGATGTTCAGCGACGGAAGCGTGGCCGAGGAGCCGAGCTGCATACTCGAGCTGAAGAAGTAGGCCGTGCCGGCATACGAAAGCGCCTGCGAGGGGAAGTTGCTTTCCATCCAGGCCGGCGGCGTCTGCGTCTGCGAGCCGGTCGAGAGCGCCATGTTCAGCGCCCCCGGCCCCGTCGGCGTTCCGTTGCTCCAGATGTCGTTGGTGCCCTCGATCGGCCCCTCGCATAGCGCCAGGATCACCGCCTCGCTGTAGGTGTACTGGCCGGCGCCCTTGGCGCCGCCGCCCTTGCCACCCTTGCCGCTCACCGGCGTTTTCGTGAAATCGCCCTGCCAGACCAGATTGGGGGCGAGCACGTTCGTGCCCCAGACGATGGCGATGCACACGCCCTGCGCGCTCGTCTGAATCTGCAGGCCGGTATAGATGGTCGGCTGCTGCGCGTTTGTGCCGCCGCCGAGGAGACTAGCCATCGGTGCACCGGATGCTGGCGAAAACGTCGAAATACTTGACCGGGCGGGGCCGGGGCCGCTTGCTGCGCGCGTCCATCACGGACAGCCACGGCTCGCGGATGTCGTTTTCCGTGCATTTCCGGTGGATCGCCGACGCTGAGCACACGACGCCGGGCCGCGTCACGATCGCGCCGTGCGAGAAGCAGCGGCCGAAGAAGAACAGGGCGATGTCGCCAGGGACCGGGGTCGCCACCTCCGCCGACAGCGCCGCCATCCAGCGCAGATAGCGCTCATCGGCGTGGTGCACGAACCAGGTCGGCGGGTAGGGTCGCGGGTCGAACGGCTGGAAAATTCCGGTGTCGACCCAGCACCGCACCAGCAGCATCGCGCAATCGACGGCTTGCCCCTTGCGGTCGGCGCACTGGACATAGGGGGTCGTGACCCACGACAGGGCCTCCGCCACCACGCGGCGGCGCAGCTCCGCCTCCAGCACGGGCCCGACCCGGTCGAAGCCCGGCTCCGGCACCGGCATGAAGGGCGCGGGGCTGTCCATCACACCGCCTGCACGGCGGGCGGGATGTAGGGGAAGGAACGGTTGTGCTGCTGGTTGGAGAATTTCGCGCACCCGCCAGCCCCGAGTGTCTTGTCGCAGCCGAACGTGCAGGTCAGCGTGTCGCCCGGGTTCGGCGTCGCATACAGCGGATACGCGAACGAGGTCGAGCCGCCCGTCGGGCTGGCGTCGTAGCCCGCGACGACGGTGCGGCTGGTGCCGGCCGCCGGGCCCGATGTGACCACCAGCGCGCCGTACAGCAGGTCGCCCATGATCGTCACCGGCGTCGAGTCCGGCAGCAGCCAGTCGTCGTTCACCTCGACGGTGAGCTTCGTGCAGGCCGCCGCCGCGACGTTCGAGCAGGTGAACGCGCCCCGGCTCAGCGCGCAGCCCGGATCATACAGGCTGTGGATGCACCCGAGCTGATACGTGTTGCGCGGCATGTACTGCTGGAGCACGATCATCCAGCCCTTGACGGTGATCTTGCACGACACCGCCCCGATCTCGATCTGCCCGACCGGCCCCTGGAACAGCGTCACCAGCCCGAGCACCGCGCCCGGGGTCGGGCCGATCGCCCGGTCGAGCTGGCACACCGCGCCGTCGAACAGCCCGTCGTGCAGCGCCAGCTTGATGTTGCCGCCGTTGTAATCCGTGCCGGTCGAACTCAGCACGATCGCCATTTCCGGGACGTCCGTCGTTTCCTTCGACTGCCAGGTGCTGCGCGACAGCGCCGGGCCCGCCGTCGTCCAGAGGTTGCCGCCGAAGGCCACCGGGACGTCGGCACCCGACCAGCGGATGACGGTGCCGTCCAGCAGCGTGAAGGTGAACAGGTCGGCGACCCACATCTGCGTGGGGCGCGAGGCGAGGAAGGATGCAAGCTCCGGCGTCGTCGCGCGCACTATTGCTGCCTCAGGGATTCCAGCGTGAGCTTCTTTGCCGACCACAGCCTATGCGCGAAATTCTCGAATTCCGCCACGTCGTCTTTGAAGTGCACCCAGTAGTAGAACGACATGTCCACCGTGACGGCCACTCCGCCCGGCGGGGGATCGGCAAAGGTGATCGTCTGTGCCACCGGAAACTGCTGCGAAAGCGTGTAGAGCAGCGGGTTGACGAACACCCCGTTCACGTACGCGTTGAAGCCCGGAACCAGGTTGAGGTAGCCGATCGGCTCGGTGCGGGTGCGCCCCAGCCCGAAGGTCTTGCTCAAGGCGAACGTGGTGGTGACGCCATCTCCCAGGCCGATGTACTGCCCGGTGACCGAATTCTCGTCCTGATCCTGGTAGCAGAAGCCGCCGAACATGCCGGTCGCTCGGAGGAAGAAGCCGAGCAGATCCTTGAAGTCGGACAGCGTCACCCCGTAGGCCTGATCGTCCGGAAGATATTCCCACGTGATGTCCCACTCCCACAGCGGGAACGTCCAGAGGGTCGCGCGCACCACCCTTCCCGTCCCCGACATGGCGATCAGGTTCGCGCCGGCCTTCGGCCGCTTGATCTGCGACCAGCCCGGATTGAGCGTGGGGAAAACCGGCGGCGCCGTCATGTCGCACGCTGCGGCCGGAAGGGCAGCGCGATCTGGCCGTTGCGGGTGATGTTGCGCATGTAGCCCTTGAAGTCCTCGTGCGTCTGGCGGACCTGTGCCGCCACATCCGCGCCCCCGCCGTTGATCGTCGGCGCATAGTTGAAGGTGTGGCCGGCGCCGCCGCCGCCGCGGATCAGGTCCGCCTCATAGCGCGGGATCACCATTTCGCCCTGGTGCAGCACCGCCGGCATGTCCTGGGGAACATACGACGTGCCGCTCGCGAGGCCGGTTAGCTTAAAAAAGGCGCCAAGGATGGCGCCCCATGAGGCGTCCTGCGCTAGGATAATCGTGTTCTTGGACATATTCGCGATCTCTTCCTCGGCCATCTCCTTGAGCCAGCTTGACAGCAGGTCCTCGGCGAGGTTGAGGAAGCCACCCAGAACTGCCTTGGCCGCGGTCTGCTCCGCCTGCTGCCACGTCGTCGTGCGCGCGATCAGTCCCTCGACCGTCGAGTTGAACGAGCTGCCGATCTCCCTAAAAACGTTCATGAACGAGGTCCCGACCTTCGCCGCCCAGGAATTGTCGGCCGCCTGCAACTGCGCGAGCAGTTCGAGGTGCTGGGTCTGGAACTGCACGTCGGCCGCATGCCTGGCCTTCTGCGCTGCCGTGTAGGCCAGGGTGCTTCGCTGGAGCGTCGCGATCATGGCGTCCATGCTCTTCAGCTCATCGGCCTGGACCGCGTCGTTGAAGGCGATCTCGGCGGCCAGTTCCTGCGATTTCGTGATTTTGTGCTGCGCGAGTTCCAGGCCGAGTTCCGCCTTCCTCTCGGAAATCTGCTGCTCGCCGGCGGTCTTGATTTCCTGGGTCTGCTGCTGCACCGCCGCGCGCAGCGCCGAGGTTTCCTCCGTGAGCGCACGCTGATATTCGGTGGAAGCCTTTCCGTACGTGGCGGCGATGAAGGCCAGCTTCTGGGTCTCGATGGCCTCGATCTGGCTGATGTTGCCGCGCGCCGCCGCGATCTGCTCGTCGTAGCCGGCGATCACCTCCTCCGCCGATTTCTTTGCCGCGGCCGAGGTGCCGGTCACCTCGTCGCGGATCAGGCTCATGTGGATGTCGTGCGCGCGCGAGGCTGCCAAGTCCCGCTGTTCCTGGCTGGCGTTCTGGTCGTTGGCGGCGCGGGTCCAGACTGCCAGCGCGGCCTGCGCGCCGCCCTCCTCGATCTGGACCTTCTTCGCGCCGGATTTTTCCAGAGTCGTCTCGGCAGCATCCGAGGCGGCCGTCGCCTGCTGCTGGATCTGCGTCGCCCAGGCGGCCTCGCCCGGCATGCGCATGGTGTGCAGCTTGTCCGTGAAGTACGCGATCGACGCCGTCGCCGCCTCGATGACCTGGGCGTTGCCGGTCTGGTAGGCGGTCGCCAGCCCGGCCTGCGCGTTTTTCAGGCTCGTCGTGACATCGAGCTGATCTTTGAGTGCCTTGGAGCCCTCCACGATCGCCGCCGTCTGCGCCGCCTGCTCGGCCGTCGGCGCCGTCGTGCCCGGTTCCATCGCCGCCATGCCACCCGGCGGCACCGGCGGAACGTTCGCCGACGGAAGGAAGACGCCCATTTCCGCCGCGCGCGTCTGCGCGTCCTGGGCATCCTGGATCGCCTTGCGCATCGCCTCCGTTTTTGCGACGACAGGCCCAAGCCGCGCCACCACGGCGTCGAGGCCCACAGTGTAGCGTTGACCGGCCGTCGTCGCTCCGGCCCATGCCTCGGCCACGCCGATAGTCAGGTAATCCTGTTCCGCAAGGTAACGCTTGAGCGAGTCCTCGCTGCCAAACGCCCGCCTGATTTCCGAAACAGTTTTCTCCGCGTCTTTGCCAAGTTGGTCGTATAGAAATGGCGCGATGGTCTCTATCTTGTGGCGCTGGTCATCAAGGAGGCCCGGCAACTGCTCGATCGCGGACGTAATCTGGTTCGCAGCTACCTTGCCGACGAGGCCAGTATTGTGAAGCTCATCACCAAGAGCACGAGTTGCCGTCTGCGCCGCCGCGCCGCTGCGCCCCTGTGCGACCGCGGCAAATCCGGCGGCGTTGGCCGCAGCCGCAACCTCGTGCTCGCGCATGATGAGGACTGCCAGGGCGCCCGCGAGGCCAATGACGACAGCGGCGGCGGCGACCATCCCGCCCGACATCACCGAGATCGCCCCTTCCACGATCCCCGCCCTCTCGGCCAGCACGAACAGCGTGCTGCCCAGGCGCGTGTACTCGCCCATGACGGCCTCATGGGCCGACACGATCGCCTCGCGCATTACGCCGGAGCTTTCGCCCGCATGGTGCGCCGCCGTCGACACCTGTTCGAGCCCGGCGGCGCCGGCGGCCGAGGCGCTGCGGCCGGCCGACTGCGCGGCGCTGAGTTCGCGGACTGACGCCGCCGCCGTGTTGTACGGCCCGACGAGATCCTTGACCTTCTGCCCCAGTTCCTGCGCCGCAGCGCCGCCCGAGCGCGCATCGACGGCCTGCGCCTTG